AAATTATCAAGCATCTTTAACGCTTCAAACGACGCATGGCCCCACGGGATACCTCGGGATTGGTTCGTGTATTCACTCAAGAAACCGTGAATGATGTACCGACCATCAACACTGTAAGACATTCCGGTGTTGTAATTACCGTTTATGTCGGCTTCACGGAACCAGTATTTAACGGGGCGACCGTATTTGTTGTACTCAATACCTAAACGGATCACATTACCGTTGCTGGTTTCTTCGTTTTTATTGATATCCAGCGTTTCAGCGTCCAATATCTCGATACGGAAACCATACTTACCGTAACCTGAACCTTCATACACTCGCGCAACAAATTCGCCGTCCTGCGAAGCGTTTTTAACCAACAACGTCTGCATATCAACGAACTGTAACCGCCCGTTATAGTCACAATCTCGCTTTGCCCAATCCTTGAAGGCAGCTTCAATCGAATCGTTGGCCTTACTATCAACCTCACCATTGGATTTCTTCAACCTCGCTTGTACTTGGAAACCTTTGTCGCCAACAATGTTGGACTCAACCAATTTCAGGTAGCGCTTATAGTGAGTGTTTGTTCTGGCCAGCTCACGGGAACGAGCCCGTAATGACGTGAGGTCATTCAACAGATAAGAATCAATGGTTTGTGACTGTACGGTCCAACCATTGAGTAACCGGTTAACATCATTGGAATAGAAGGACCGGACACCGTTGGTAAAAGGGTTATTTGGGAAAGCGCGTTTTGCACTGCGGTTTGCTCTCCAAATCGCGTTAGCAATTGGTTGCAAAGTTTTGCCTAATGATGCCATTACGCCCCCAAAACCACTTTAGTTACACCGGAATTAACCGATTGTCCGTTTTCTCGTGCCCATCTTTCACGTTCATTACGAACGCGGCGTGAGAACTCTTGTTCCAGCTTCAACAGTTGTTCAGGTGAGCGCCGTATTAACTGCATGCCGCTGATTGAATACTGCATCTGTTCTTTGGTGGCTGTTTTTTCAATAGTAGCCCTGATTGCCAATAGAACTTTTTGATTGTAGCTTTGTTCTGGCGTTGAGGGAACTATTTTGATGATTTTTGAATTAAGTGTAACACTTAATTGGTCGCTAATACGTGTCACTACTGTACTAAAACTGTACTCACCTGACGAGTAATCTACAGTGACCGCCTTGGCTGTAGTAAATTTGTGCAACCCTGAACTATCAACCCCAACAATCTCACCGGTAACACCATCGTTAAGGTTGGAATACTCGTATTTCAGGATGTATTCAGCCGGTGGATAAGTATCACTGAGACTTTCTTCAGTCCAAAACCAATCATTTCCGGCTATTAATTTGTCCGGTAACGTTACCGGTAGTTCGTCAAAAACGTTCATATATTCGTCACCCAATTCTTTTTACGTTTACGTCGTGGCTTACGTACCGGTGGTTGTGTACTACGTCTTGGTTCTTCGGGTTCTTCGGGTTCGACCACCTTACCGGTTATTTTAGCTTGCAAAGCCTCTATATCAGGGTTTAGGATAGCATAAGCACCCTCATTGTATACATGGAGGTCCAACACCTCTTGACGTTCCCTTGTTTTACTCCATTTAAACCTTGAATTACCTCTGAACATGGTGGTTTTACGTTCTTCACCTAACAACTGTTTGAAAAACTCATCGTCACACCAATTTGGGAAATGAATCTTGTCCGGTTCTTTCAAGTACGTGAAGAATAACCAATCCTTGATGGTATCACCGCCAATCATGTACAACATTGCTCGTACTCTACCGACCTGTTTGGGTCTACTCGCAGCCGGTGGGTAATATTCGGTACTACCTTTAATGGCAAACACCCTTCTACCATTACGCGGTTTGGTGAAGTTGTAAACCCGATCGCTCGTACCTTCCATACCACCTGAGTCGATTACGCTACACGCTATCGGCATTGCTTGACCTCGTACTTGATATTTGGTCATCAGTAATTCATCAACTTTTTCCCAAACCTCGTCGTCTTTAACAGGATCACCCCAAACAACAGGTTGTTCAATATTCCAACGTTCTTTTTTGGCACCCCAACCCTGTACTAGTAGCTCAACACGGTTTTTCTGTACGTCAGCGGCACAAGTGATAAATAGGATATCGTCAGGCAAGGTGTCTTTATCGTAGTTCTCACGACGAGCCATTAACGATTCAACCGTCACATTGGCTTTGTCGCCTTTATGCCTGAATACTTCACCTAACGAAGTATTCACCCAAGTCTTTAGTGTTTCAGGGTCACCCTTCTGTTCAAGGAAAGATTCAGCGGTTTCAGACCACTTAACCCATGGTGAGTAGAGTTCGTTTAGATGAAACCCTGCTACACCACGACTTTTAGGGTTGTGTTCGGTAATACGCCATTCGCCTTTTGCCACCATTTTAGGCTTTTCGTTCATATCGATTACACAACCTTGTTCGCAGGTGTAGAAGGTATCGTCTAATTTGTACTGTTCGTGTTCATCTTTGGGAATAATGACGTTTGACCATTTGAGCGTTTGCATTGTTCCACAATGGGGGCATGGTACAAAGTATTGGCGTTGGTCCGATTGGTTATAAGATCGTAAAATACGGCTATTCTCATCAGTTGGTGTACTAGTGAGAATTAGCTTCCTGTTCCAAAACGTTGTTGTACGCTTTCTGGCTAGTGAAATCGGATCACCTTCGGCACCAGCTGTTAACGGATAACGGTCGACCTCATCAGCTAATACAATTCTAATTGGCCGGGATGCCAAGGAAGCAGGGCTATTTGCACCGGCCATGGTTATGTGGCCACCAATGAACTGTTTATGAAAGAGAGTGTCTGCAGCCTTAGCCTTACCATTGTGGGCAAACTTACCTTTCAAGGTTTTGGTATCTCGTATCATTGGCGCCAAACGGTCGGTTGACCATGCTTTCGCCATTTCCAACGTCGGCTGTAATACCAGAATGGGTGACGGTTGGTAGTCGATGAAATAACCGATGATGTTATTTAGTGCTTCGGTGTTATGCGTCGGTATCATAGTTTTACCGGCCAAAAACAAATGATCTTCACTATCGACTTGGATGCAACGCACAGGTATTGACTGAACAGATTCTATTTTAACGATTCTACGATTTTCTACTTCAGTAGTTCGTCTACCTGTCCGGTCTACCAACCTGTTCAGTTTACGTTTCAACCGGAATACCGGAACGTCCGAATAAACCATGAAGCTGAAACGTTGGGTTAATTTACCAAATACCCTTTTGGTCTTATAAGTTGTGACAGGTTGTTTCGTAACTTGCGTGAACTTAATACCTAATGAGCTCAACAGTTCACCAAAACCTTTAGCAATTGGACCACTTGTAGTAGAAAACTCGCACCGGCCGTTTTTGGTTACACTCCCATCTGAATCCATCAATCCTTGCAGTAGAGATAACCTTTGGTCATAACCTGTTCTCAAATACTGAGCAGGAATATGTTTGTTACCTATAAGATTGTTTTGGTTCAATAAATCTTGTAGGTCCGGCTTTACCGGTGGAAGCACCCCACCCCTTGATCGGATACGGTGGCATTCAGCACAATAACCCTGTGAATTTAAACCTGTATCATCAAAAATATGACCTCTACGACACTCTTTTTGGTACTCCAACCGACGAGGGTGGAAATAAGCATTCATTGTGTCAGGTCTTCGTTTATCAATTTGCCTGACAACCGAACGGTAAGGCATTTCGTCGATAATTTGCTGATCATCTTTGTGGAAAGTTATTTGAGTACACGCACTGTTACCATCACCTAACCATACACCTAACCAGTAAGGGTCTATTGGCAGTTCCATATCGTCACAGGTGAGGGGTTTGGTTACAGGTATCCAATACTTGTTGCGTTTACCGTTTTTGTAATCCTTGACCATTTCACCAGTGGTGACTACACCTCTATTGGTTGACCATTTGTGTTCTTCGTCAGCAACAATAACGGACCCATCGCTAAATTCCACGTTGTAACATGGTCTTTGGTACATTGTCTCGGTAGCGAAAGTCACCGTGCACGGTTTACCATCAGCACCATACACTTGGTCACCTACGGACAGATCACCCATCGTTGACCATCCTGCAGGTGTTGCTATCGGTGTATTGAGACACAGAGCTTTACCTATCTGTGCCGACGACATGATGACCACAGTATGCACAGAAGGGTCGTTTACCGCATCCATCATACCTCTTTGGTATTCAGCACGAGCGGTAATCCAGCGCCCAGCCTCTGCAGACGCTTCGCTACTCAATATCCTGTTCTGGTCGCTCCATTCGCTTACTTTTATTTCCTGCGGTGGTGTCCAACTGGTACACCATGCCGCCATCAGCGAGTTCAGTGAGTGTTTCACGTACTTGAGCCCCTATAATCTGTTCAGCTTCTTCAACGGTTGAAATGGCCGGCACCAATGTGGCTAACTTGCTGGCTAACCCTAGTAATTTCGTTTTGGCTTTCATTACTGGTTCGGTAATAGCACGTTCGATTTCAACCACCGGCATATACTCTTGTTGGAGCACCTTAATTTCATACTCTAATTTGGCACGTTTAACCTTGTTCAGCTCGGCTGCTTCCTGTTGAGGATCAAGCTTACCCTCGTCTTGCCTCAGTAAATGTGACCAGACATGGCGAAGTTGGTAGTAAAGGATGCCATTTTTAGACTCGTCAGGTTCTAAACCATCAAGTCTTTTTTTCATTGTTTTGTTGTTTATTCCGAACTCGATAGCGAGCGCGTTTGTTGTCCACAGTTTTGGGGTTGGCATAGTTAATCTCAACTTTGTTTGGTAAACCGTTAATAGCATCCCATTCGCGTGGTGTGGGGTTATTGAACAAGTTTCTGATCTGACGGTCACTGATTCCCCAGCGTTCGGCCACAGTTTCCAGCGTCCAGCCTTTTACCTTCATAAGTAGGTAGGACGGCTTTTTTGCAAAGTTCAAATTAACTTCGTCGTCTAAAGTTTTGGCAGGCATTTTGTTTCTCCGATTTCCGGTTTTCGAATGCTAAAACATAAAACCGGAAATAGCAAATGACTCATAGGTTAAAACTATCAACCTGTAGGTACTTTATAAATTTTTACTATCTAGCGGAACGGTGCGCCTCCTATCCCC